ATTTAAGTGGTGACGGCAAAGTAACAAAAAAAGATGTTCTTATTGGTAGAGGCGTAATTAAAAAGTCTCGTGGTGGGGGTCTCGCTATCCAAGGCACACAATTTAGAGGGGTTCGTTAGTGGAAACATTTGGTGGAATTGGTGACTTACAAGCTATTCAAGGTGGATTAGATCCATCTGGTAGGACTAGCGGCACTGCACCAACTCAACAAGAGCAAGATGATTACGCAAGGGCTACAGCTAATATTATAGCCGCACCAATAGCTGGTGATAGAGTTGGTAGAAGTAATATTAGAAATGCAGTAAACTACGATCCTTTATACGCTCAAGCTTTAAATATAAGTCAAAATTATCTTCCTGGAAATCAAGTAATTGGTTTTTATCCAACTGCTAGTAATTTTCAAGGCGTATCAGATTTAGCGGTGCCAAGTGCATTAAGACCTACTATTCGAGGTGATGATGGAAGAATGTATTATTCAGAGGGTGAAAGATTTCTTCAAGAAACACTACCAAATATCACACAAAATGTAGGTATCATGCCTCTTCTTGCCAAACTAGGAGATAATATTTCTTCCTCTTTTGGAAAAACTAAAAAAGCAGTAACTGAAGGTTTTAGTAATTTTGCAAAAAATTTTGGAATAGATAAAGCTTACGAGTATTTAACAAACTCAAGTGGTGGTATGGATGAAACAGACATAGCCAACATAAACATGAATCAAGATCCAATGCCTGGTGGAGGTCGCCCAGCATTTATTTCAGATTTTGAGGTAACAAGAGCACCACAACAAAGACCAGACATGTTGGGTATTGCAGGTGTGCTTCCTCCAGAAAACAGAAGAGATATGGAAAACAATATTGGTTTTACGCCTTTTGGAGATGAAATTATACTCATAGATCGTTCTCCTAGTTCAGTAAAAAGAGAAGTTATAAGTCAAAACATTAGTCCTAATTTTCCAATGGAAGGACAAAGACCAGACGATTTAATGGCTTATTTTGGAGAACAGAATAGACTATTTGATGATGCAAGATATAGATCACAGCTCGGTAGTTAATGAAAGTCACAGATTTTTTACATAAATATCAAAAGTCCTTGAATGATAGAATAAATGACATAAGTATTTCATTGACGAGTGGAAGTGCGTCTGATATGTCTAGTTATAAGGCAATGGTAGGTGAGATACAGGGTTTAACCTACGCATTGGAACAAATAAAGACCCTGCTGGAAAAGGTTGACAATGACATTACTGGTACCTGAGTATGTAGTTAGACAAAGACAAGCAAAAGAAAAAGCCGAAAAAGAGGCAAAAGAAAAATCCCTAACAGAACGAGTCCCACAGCCTACAGGTTGGCGAGTATTAGTTATGCCTTATATGGGTAAAGATAAAACTGATGGTGGTGTATATGTACCAGACCCAGTTAGAGAAAAAGAGATGAGAGCAACTGTTGTGGCATATGTCGTAAAAGTTGGTCCGTTAGCGTATAAAGATATTGACAAATTTGGAGAAGAAGGAGCTTGGTGTAAAGAAGGCGATTGGGTGTGCATAGGTCGCTACGCTGGTTCACGATTCCAAATAGAGGGTGGAGAAGTTAGAATAATCAATGATGATGAAGTCATTGCAACCATTGTCAATCCCGATGACATCAAATCATACGGAGCTTAGTATGCAAGATGCAGAAACAAAGGAAGAACAACAAGAAGAACAAGGACAAGAAATAGAGGTAGAAAGTGAACAAGAAGAAACTAGCACAGATACCGAAGTCGCAGTCGAAACGAAAGAAAAGGTGGCAGATGATCAAGACTTGTCTGAATATAGTGACTCTGTTAAGAAACGTATTAGCAAACTTACGAACAGATTTCGTGAGGAAGAGAGACAGAAACAATCTGCGATTGATTATGCAGAGTCTGTCAAAAAACAGAACGAAGAATTAAAAACAAGATTAGATAAATTAGATACTAGTTTTGTTGGAGAGTTTGACACAAGAGTAGAAGCTCAAGCTCAAGCTGCAAAAGAAGCGTATAAAAAAGCATTAGAATCTGGTGATGCAGACGCTTTATATGATGCTCAACAAAACATATCTCGGATTGCTTTAGAGGAAGCAAGACTAAAACAAGTTAAAGCTCAAAGAGAAGAGCAAACAAAAAAAGCAGAGGTAAATGGTTCTACACCACCTGCTGCAACTCCCCCTCCACCTCCTAAACCAGACCCTAAAGCTGAAGAATGGGCTAAAAGAAACACATGGTTTGGGCAAGATCAAACGATGACTTATGCCGCTTTTGGTCTACATAAGCAATTAATTGAGGATGAGGGGTTTGACGCAACGTCAGATGAGTATTATACTGAACTTGATAATAGGATAAGATCAGAGTTTCCACATAAATTTCAGGAAACAACGAAAAGATCCTCTGGCCCCAGAGTCGCCTCTGCTGGAGCCACCGCCTCTAAGACGGCATCGCCAAAGGGACGCAGAACAGTCAAATTGACACCTTCGCAGATTGCTATTGCGAAACGCTTGAATGTTCCGCTTGAAGAATATGCAAAACATGTGAAGGAGTAAAAGATGGCTGAAACTAAAAAAATAAATAGAACTCCACGAGACAGTGAATCTCGTGCAAAAGTAACAAGGAGAAAACCTTGGGCACCTCCAACTAAGTTGGATGCACCACCCGCTCCAGAGGGGTATGAACATCGTTGGATTAGAACTCACATAAGAGGTGAGGATGATAAAACAAATGTTTATGCAAAGATGAGAGAGGGATGGGAACCAGTAAGAGCAGACGAATATGAAGATGCTCATGCTAAGTATCCAGTGATAGAAGAGGGCAAAGACAAAGGAATTATTGGTGTCGGCGGTTTAATGTTGGCACGAATACCTAAAGAAACGGTAGAGGAAAGAACTGAATATTTTCGGGACCAGACCCGCAACCAAATGAAAGCCGTGGATGAAAACTTGATGAGGGAACAACATCCCTCAATGCCTATTCATAATGAAAGGCAAAGTCGTGTAACCTTCGGAAAAGGAAATAAACCCAATTCCGAGTAATTTAATAAGGAGCTAAACTATGGCAAATGCTAATTCAAGTTTTGGATTAAAGCCAGTTAGTACCATTGGAAATACTCTTTCTGGTGCGACTAACCAATATTTTATCAAGAGTGATGCTTCAGCGATATATCAAGGTTCCCCAGTTGAAGTTGAGTTGACAGGTGGGACCGCAGCAATCATAACAAGTGCTGATGGAGATGGTAAACAACTCCTAGGTGTTTTTGCTGGTGCCGAATACGTTGATGCCACAACTGGTAAATTAACTTTCAAGAACTATTGGGCAGGTTCAGGAACCGCCAATACAGACTTCGATATAAAATGTTTTATTTATGACAATCCGTTACAAAGATTTATTATTGCTTCGGATGGAACAAATACAGACAGAGCTACAGCAAAAGCAGATATTTTTAAAACAGCACAATTAGGTACAGCAACTAGCGGAAGTACTACTACTGGACTTTCTAGTGCGACAATAGATATATCTACTGCGGAAAACTCAGATCCTTCAAATCCATTAATGATTGTAGGGATTCATGAAGATGTGTCTAATGCAGACCATTCTGCCGCTGGTATCTCCTATATCGTTAAAATTAACAATCATGTATTCGCCTCTTCAAGTGGTGATGCTGATGCTGCTATATCATAAGGAGGCTTAATTATGGCAATTTCTAGAGCACAACTCGCCAAAGAACTAGAGCCAGGCTTAAACGCCCTCTTTGGTATGGAGTATAATAGGTATGAAGGTCAACATGCCGAAATCTTTGACACCGAGTCATCAGACAGAGCGTTTGAAGAAGAAGTAATGTTGAGTGGATTTGGTGCTGCACCCACAAAAGCTGAGGGAAATGCAGTAGCATTTGACGATGCAAACGAAGCTTATACTGCAAGGTATAACCATGAGACAGTTGCAATGGCGTTCTCAATAACAGAAGAAGCTGTAGAGGATAACCTTTACGACAAGCTATCTGGTCGTTATACGAGAGCACTTGCAAGATCAATGGCACACACTAAGCAAGTAAAAGCAGCTAACGTATTAAACAATGCGTTTACTGCTGGAGCATCTGCTGGTGGTGATGGAGTCGCACTTTGTGCAACAGACCATCCATTGACTAATGGTGGAACTTTCGCTAATGAGCCAACAACTGCAGCCGATCTTAATGAAACATCTTTAGAAGATGCGTTAATCAAGATTGCTGGATTTGTAGATGAGAGAGGATTAATTATCGCTCTTAGAGGAATGAAGTTAATTATTCCTAGACAACTACAATTCGTAGCAGAAAGATTAATGGCTTCTAATTTAAGAGTTGGAACAGCAGATAATGATGTTAATGCTATCAAGAGCACAGGTATGCTTCCTGGTGGATACACCATTAACGATTATCTAACTGATACTGACGCTTTCTTTATTAAGTCAGATGCACCAAATGGTTTAAAGCATTTCGAAAGGATGCCACTATCAACCGCAATGGACCCAGATTTTGACACTGGAAACATGAGATATAAAGCAAGAGAAAGATATTCTTTTGGTTTCTCTGATCCTCGTGCCGTTTTTGGTTCACCAGGTGCAGCATAAGTTTTTTAAATAAACTTATTTAATAAAAAAGGGCAGTTTCATTCTGCCCTTTTTTATGTATAATAGAAGAAACCTTGACAGTTACATGGTGTGACTGACATTTGCCAAGACAAGGAGATTTGACATGGCTAATACAACTTTTTCAGGAGCAGTCCGCTCCGAAAATAATTTTAAGTTAGTAAGTAAAGATACTACTACTGGCTTAATCCAAGATAGAACAAAAATTAGTGGTCTTAAAGACACTAGAAGATATTACTTAGAGGAATATTTTTTACAAAGACCTATCCTTAATGCTGATCTAGATGCTGCATCAACAGTAGAAGTAGCTAGAGCGGGTCAAAAGAATTTTGAAGTTTTAGGGACTAACATGACTTCTGCACTATGTACTTTTGCTACAACCTCAGCAGGAATTTTATTAACAACTGCTGGAGCAGACCAAGACCAATCAATTCTTGCACCTCATTTAGATAACGCAGGAACTGGTGACACAGATGCACAATCTGCTTGGACTGGTGTTCAGTGGGGAACAGAAAACTCTACACATTGGGAGTGTTCTATTATGTTACCTGCACTTGATAACCAAAAAGTATGGGCAGGATTAAAATTAACAAATGACCAATTAGTAGCAACTGATGCTAACCAAGCATTTTTTAAATATCAAACTGATGCAACTAATTCAGAATCATTTGATGATTTTGCAAAATGGCACTTTGTTCATAGTATTGGTGGAACAGACTATATAAGTCAACTACCAATAACAGTAGCAGCTAACACTCCATATCATTTTAAAATTGAAATTGATAGCGATAGAAAAGCAGCTATATTTGTTAATGGACAACAGTATAATGTAACTTCTACTTCTGGTTCAACTGGTGGTACAGCAGTTACAACTGGAACTACTAAAACAGCAGCTTTGACTGATGATGTTGATTTTATTCCTTATATTGGAATTGAAGCAGGTGCGGCGGCAGCAGAAGCAGTAAATATTCACTATACTGCAATAAGCAGAGCTATGTACGAGTAAAATTAATGGGGGATTAATTTCCCCCACTTTATAAGGAGATTAATTATGGCAGGAACAATTTCAGATGTAAAACCTGTTTTTATAAGTGATGAAGTTGCGGCTGATGACGATTTTATCGTAACTGCTGCAAGACCAGATACCGCGGCTACTATAGCCAATTCATCTTTTGCATCTGGTGGTGCTAGAATTTTAAATGTTACAACAACTGGCACTGGTGACAATGGTAAAACAAACACTATAGTTGGCACTGATGTTTTTGGTAACGCTTTAACAGAAGTTATTACTTCAACTGGTTCAGCTGAGGCTGTTGCAGGAACAAAGTATTTTAAAACAATAACCTCTGTAACAAGTTCCGCTCAATTCGCAGCCAACTTAAAAGTTGGGTCTACTACTTCTGCGGCACAATCCGTGGGTGGTGGAATTAGAGTCCGTCTAAAAGGATTTTCAATCGTGTCTGGTGGATCTGCTGGAACTGTTGAGTTTATTAACGGAACACCAGAATCAGGAACAGTTTTATTTAAATCAAGAACAATTGGAACAGACAATACGACTATAGATAGAACAATACCTCAAAATGGTGTTTTGTTTGAAGATGGTTTAACTATTAAATATACTGTTGGCACTGTAGATATGATGACTTTCTTTTTTGCATAGGAAGTAATATGGCTAGAAAAAGAGACAAACAGCCACCGAAAACTAAAAAATATTTTCGTTCTACCAAAAGTGGTGCGGGGATGA